TTACTTAATTCCAGCGATGTATCCATCGTCATTGGTTGTGACTGTGATGTCGCCAGTGAGAAGCTTTCCTTCCTTATCGAAGGCGCAGATGTTGTCTGCTCCAACCTCAAAAAGGCAATCTTCAACTCGTGAGCCATCGGAGCGTAGATAGTACCAGTCATCGTCGAGCTTGAGCCAGCCAGTAATCATGCGGCCTGTCTCGTCGAGATAATAACGCTTGCCGTCGCGCTCAGCCCAGCCCGTGGCCATGCGCCCGTCAGAGCCTAGCAAGTACCAGCTTCCGTTGTACTCAAGCCAATCCCCCGATTCAAGTGCGCCAGTCTCGCCGAAGTGCCACCAGAACTTCTCAGAGCCTTCCCAAGAAGCGTGAACCCAGCCGGTGAGCATCCAACCTTTCTCGTTGAAGTAGTACCACTTATCGCCGACTTTGAGCCAGCCTACCGCGTAATCGTCAGCGGTTGCGCCCGTCTGATACCACCAAGAACCCTTGCCGTTGGTGTGCCAGCCAACCTCAGAGCTTGAGCGCGCACCAGTCATGACCTCGTACCAGTAGCACACGCGCTCCATATAGTGAGCATTCTGTGAGTGTGCAAGCTCGCCAGGGCAAGCGGTAGCCACGATCTGTGAATGTGGGCGAACGTTGCCGCCCCATCGTGGATATCCCAAGCCGTATTTAATAAGAAGAGCGGCCACGAGGTGTGCGCCGCTCTCTAGTGTTGCTTCGGAAACTGTCCACGGGTTCGTGGAGTTGTTCGCGTGCTCAATGGAAATGCTCTCGCAGTTAGCAACCCAACGACCACACGCCCATGCGGTGTTACTCTCAAGTACGTGCTGGGTGATAGTACCTTCGCCATCCACAGAATAGTGCGCAGATTGTGCTTGCATCCTGTCCCACATGGCAGTAATGGCTGCACCGTCTAAGCCTGTAGCGGCTTCATGGTGTACAACGATATACTGCACGGAATGACCGTCTCGCCCAGCTGAATATGCTGACGTTGGAATATACGCGTCGGCGGTAATCTCGCCCGAAAAATCAGCCATTATCTGCCCCCCAGTGGAGACTTTCCCTCGCGTACCTCCGGAATACCTGCAACAGAGGTAAGCAGGGATACAACAGCGGCGAGAGCTGCCGCAGAAGCAACGGCCACCCAATCAACGCCCGTGATGCCAATAGCATTTGTGCCGATAAGAGCCACTGCGGTTTGCGCTGCCGTCTTGATTGCTCGTACCAATGCTGCCTTGATCCACTCGTTCATAATGTTTCCTTTCAAACGATTTTTAATTTCCAGTAATTACCTAATGTGTACGCGCCTGCTCCAGGCGTTCCAGCCGTCCCGCCTGATTACGGGTCACATCCTCAACCACAGCGAGACGCGTATCGTGGACAGAGAGCACATCGCGGATATTAGTGATCGTTTCATCGGTGCGCGCCATATAGGCCGTGAAGGCTTTCTGTGTGTCATCCAAGTCACTCTTGAGCTGCTTCACGCCTTCTTCAATGCGCACGAGTCGCATGGCATCTTCCTGGCTTGCACGGTTCATGGCCTTAGCGCCATTAATGAGCGTCAGCACCATGCCGAGAAACGATACCGCTGCCACAATCTGTTCAAACGTTAATGGGTTCATCCTTCCACCTCCTACTCGAGACTCTTAGGAATGATAGGAATGACGCCAGAGCAATAGCCACTCGACCAGTTGTAGAAGTACACATGGCCATCGCCACCGCCAGCCGCGCCCAGCCAAATCTTTGCGGCGTTGTTGCCCGTTTGTGTGCCTAGAGGGAAATATCCAGCATAAGTTGGTAGCAGGATATCTGGAATTTGTCCCGTGGTTGTGTATGTGGCTGTACCCGCTGCAAGATAGCAATCGAGATACATCACGCCGCCACGCACACAGTAGCGAACTCGCACTGAAGAATTGTTGACTAGATCAGTCCAGGGTCTAAATTCGATAACCTTTGCAAGATTGTCACTATAAATTGAATTTGACCTAGTTGGAGAACCGATGGCGATCTTGTCTGGAGTAATCTCGATGTCGGTACTTACGAACCTACCATCCCTGCTCTCAATGGTCCTAAAGAAATGCCTAGGAGCATAGGAGAACAGCATCTTCTTAGATTCTAAGTCGATAACATTAGAACTAATTGCTGTTGAATTAAACCCGAAATCACTAATAAATCCAGAATTAATTAACAAGTCACCACTAGATAATTTAACTGAATTTTTAGTAAAAGAAGCAAACTCAGATGTCCCGTCTTTGAGCTTCATGCCTTGAGCGTCAATTGTGGTGTGCATGCCCGCCTTATCACCCACATGCGCGCCGTCTGTATCGTGTGAGAATGTGTTGGTCAAATTCGCAATCGTGCTCTTGGCTTCGTTCGCGGCGCTCTGCGCCTTTGTGGCCATGGTCTTCGCCTCCTTTGCTGCGTCCTTAGCGTTCTTTGCATCTGTTGCTACGTGGCTCACTTCCTCCGCCGCCTTCTCAGCTTTAGCCGCGACAGTATCGACCTTCTCCGCCGCTGCTGTTGCGGTAGTTGCTACGTCTGCAATCTTCTCCGTGGCTGCGTCAGCCTTCTTCTCAACTGCCACTGCCTTCTCCTCAACGGCTTGAACCTTAACTGTGGCTTTGTGGGTGTCTTCGACCGTCTTTCGCGTGGTCGATGCGAGGGCGGTCAAACGCTTCTCAGTGGCTTCCTGCGTGCGTTCCTGGGACGTTGTTCCACTCTTTGTCAGTGTGCCTTCGATTGCGCCGAAGCTGTATCGCGTGGCCTTTGGGTCAACGAGGTTAATCGTGCGACCAACGCAGAGCATCATGCGGTCGATACCGTGCGGTTCGCTGGTGACCTGGACGCGCTGCAAATAGTCAATCTGTTGAACGGTCGCGTCTGCGTAGTGCAAGTCCGTGGCGCTCACCGTGATGGAATCAGAAAGCTTGCCCGCGGCAAGGTCGGCCACTGCTTTGTCTGCGAGTGCCTGTGGTTGGCTCAGATGGTCATACTCCATCAGCTTCTCGATAACGCCGTAACGCTCAGCCATTGCAGTATCGACAACCGCATCGCCGACAATGTCATAGCCACCGCCAACGTAGGCGTGCTCGTCATCGATGGTTACATCCTTCTCGTCTTCGCCTTCGCCGGTCTTTCCCACAGGCACGATGGCTGTGTAGATATCTTTACCGTCAACGCCGGTGTTTAGATCAAGAAGATTCTGGCCAAGCTTTACAGACTGAGCGGCTTCGCTTGAACCGTCCGCGTTCAACCAATCGAAGTAGTTATCCTCGCCCACATAGCGAACACGGAAATAACCACCACAGAGCTTTGTGAGCTTCTCGCGCATCTCTTTCAGTGTGGTCGGACGTGTGCCAGTGCCACGCTGGAGTGCGCCAAAGTTAATGCCGGCGTTAATGCCTACCTTGAACTTCTCGCATCGGTTAGACACGCGCGCATTGTGCTGCTCAATGAACCACTCGAATAACTCGCCAGCTTTAGCGGGGGCGTTAATCTCACAGTCAATCTCATCGGTGTCATATGTTTTATATGGACGAACCGTGGTGTCATTCAAGTACGCCATAGCGCCCTCGCAGGTGACATCAATAGATCCGTTCATGGACATCGACACTTTGCGAATACGACCACGGAAGAGAATCTTCTGTGTCTCGTGCTCCGTGAGCTCAATCTCGCGCTCGGTGTTCATGACCGATTCACGGTTGAACGCGCGCCAGAGTGGGTGTGTTGGCTGCACGGTAAAAGAAAGAGTCGGAGATTGCCCCGACTCTTCTACAAGCTTACCGGCTGAAATCTGCACGCCTTCCTCACGCGGATCATGAATGACGTTTCCCGCATAAGTCAGCACATACATTTAAGCCACCCTCTCCCACATATAAACGGAACGATATGGTGGCATGTTGTTGTGTGGCTGGCCGCCGCCCACCGCATCAACCTGGAAGCGGTAATTGGTGTACGTGTCAGCCGAGCGTGCCGTCCACTGTGTACCGCCGCCATTGTCCGTGCCATAGTGCATGCTAGTGTCGTGGCTGTGTGATGGCATCTCGTTGATGGTTAGCGTGTGAGTATCCTCGCCGCCTGTTGAGCCGGCTGGGAACTTCTGTGACTGTGCCAGGAGAAATACACCATTCAGCGCTTGCCACGTACCACCAAGGAATGTCGAGGGGTCAGTTGGTTTGGTGCTTTGATAGATTGCGCCTACTGGAAACATTGCGTCCAAGAGGTCGAAGTTCTTGGCGAGGTCCTTAATAGTCTGAACAGTCTCGTCCGTGACGTCAGGCTTCGTGAGACCTAGCCTTGGAGTCTTTGTGCTCATTAAATGTCCTTCCAATCGAAGTCGAGCGTAACTGTTGTGTTGTTGTGCGTCTCTGCGTCATCGACGTACGCATGCTCGCGCCATGTTCCGCGCATATCCTGCCACTTCTTACCGGCAAGACTGGACCACTTCAGACCCTTGAGCCTGTTTTTTCCAGCGCGGCCGACGTATGCCAGGCTTGTGCCGTCAAGCTGCTCCCACGTAAGCCCCGCATAATCGCGCCAGATGGCCGTTCCGTAGTCCGGCGTAGTGTTCACGGTTACGCGGTTCTTTCCGTTGTGCAACTCCAGGTCACGGTTTATCCACACACCCGGCTGAAGGTCAACGGTTCGCCCGTTAATGTTGACCAGGGCGCGCGCCTGACATGTGATGGTCGGAACCACCGTATGAGCGGGGCCGTCGATGATGTAGGTCTTGCCAAGCTCACCGTCGAGCTCGTAGTGCATAACACCGCGCGACTTGTACGGATCTGCGGTAATCGTTAGCTTGATGGCCGCCGTCTCGTCGTAGAGCGTCTGGGAGGTTACCTCAAAGCGCCCCGCGTACGTGTAACCTTCATCCCAGGACAGCGTGAACTCTAGACGCCTACCGTGGAGCATGTTGCGCAGCGCGGTCAGCGTCGTCTCAACGCTTGCCCAATCGTGCGTGTCGAGCGGTGAGAGCGTGATGGTGATTGTTCGCTTGTCGAACACCGGCGCACCGGTTAGCCACTCAGACAAGTCCAGAACGCCATCTCGTCCAGGAATAGACACCGTAGACGTTCTGGTGGTTGGTGGCTTGTCTGTGTAGTTCGTGACCGCTAGGCGGTAGGTGGCACAGAGCGGCACTCCATCAACCACAACCTCGTACGTGTCTGTTAGTTCCGTCATCTGTTTGCCACCACCTTATATTCTCCGAGGTTTGAATCTACATACGGCGAGACGATTGAACCGACCGTCTGGCCATCCATCACAACGCGCATGTTGCGCACATCTTCACGCAGTCCAGCAATCTCGCTAATCAGTTCGTCGTCACTCTTAGAGTTGTTCACGGCGTCACTGATGTAGCCTGTGAGTGTGCTAATTGGTGCGACTGCTTCGGGTCCTGCTTCTCCGCCAATCATGGCCTTGTTTCCGTTCATGCCGAACATGGTCGGGTTCATCAGAACACCGCCGTCGGCGTACCACTCAATGCCCAGGCTTGGGACTGATGGTGGAGCGAGCGAGAATGTGCCGGAAATGCTGAAGTGTGGAAGCTTAATCTTTGGGAACTCCAGATGAAGCCCGCGGAAGAATCCGCCGATGGCATCCAGCGCCCCGGAGACGGTGTTCTTAGCGTCGCCCATGACGTTTCCAATCGTGCTCGAGATACCGTGGAAGATGTTGCCCACAGTGGTCGAGATACCGTTAAACACTGCCTGGAATGTTCCAGAGATACCGTTGATAATGCCGGACAGAGCAGACGAGAGACCGTTCACGATACTCGTGACGGTTGTACTCATGCCCTGGAACACTGTCTGCGCGCCATTGGCGGCCATCTGCCAGTTGCCTGTAAAGATGCCAACAAACACGCCGATGACCGTCTGAATCACGCCGACCGTAGTTTGAATGATTCCGGAGATTGTTCCCATAACCGTCATGACGATACCGCCGACAACCTCAAACGCCGCACCAAATACCACGGACACAATTGTGGCGATTGTTGTAAGTGCCACGCCTAGATTCTGCAGATACGTATCAACAAGTGGCTGGCAAGCTTCAGCGAACTGAGAAATGGCGTCTCTTGCTTGCTCAATGTATGGCGATAGAGTTTCAAACGCTCCGCCGACAGCTTCACCGAATCCGCTAAATGCTTCAACGATAAGACCCGCGCCCGTGCTTAGTCCGTCAAGTGCAGGCTGCAGGATACTCATAACAAAGTCGGCCACTGGCTGCATGGACTGAAGCCACGCGTCAAATCCTCCGCCAGTAGACAGCTCCGTGATTACATCTGCGAGCATCTTGATTAGATCCGCCGCGCCGTTAACAACAACCGCAAACGCTCCGCCGAGCACCTCAACGATTGAGTTCAGTACCGGAACGATGGCGTCTATTGCAGCGCCGAAGATTGGCCCTAAAGCGTTGCCAAGCTCACCAAGCGCGCCCATAAGATTGCCGAGCGCATCTTGCAGTGGTGGAGACACCGCGGCCAGTCCGGCAAATGCGGCGATGGCGATTCCAACGGGGCCACCTAGCGCGCTAAGCAAGCCAGACAAAGGTCCGAGCATACCGCCAAGCACTGGGATGTTTGCAATAACCGGAGCAAGGCCGCTGAGAGCCATAGCACCAAACGCCGCCGCGATAGGAGCCACGAACGTCGGAATATTGCCGAGTTGCTTGCCCATGGCGTCAATAGCCGGTGCGGCTTGCTTGAACGCATCGACCAACACTTGAATTGCTTGTGTGAAGATTGGCGCGGTCAGACGCGACAGAGCGGCGCGAACGTTAGCGAATGAGCCAGCCAGTGTGTTGCCGGATGACAGAGCCGCTTCGCCTAGACCGATGCGCATGGCTTCCGAGAATGTATGGAAGTCAATCTGGCCCTTGGAGACCATGTCGGAGACTTCCTTGGACGTCTTACCAAGGTATGTTCCAAGAAGCTGCAGAACCGGCACGCCGGAGCTTGAAAGCTGCAGCATGTCGTCGCCCATCAGCTTGCCGCGCGATGCGACAGATGAAAAGATGACGCCGATATCATTGAACGCTCGACCAGACGCCGCCGCAACATTCGCGACGGACTTCAGCGTGTTAGTCATCTCTTCGCCGGACTTAATACCAGCTGCAGAAAGCGTTGCTGCGGCCGTTGCTGCGTCACCCAGACCAAACGCCGTGCCACGGACTGACTGCGTGGCCGAGTCCATGATGGACTCGATGTCCTGGGCGTCATGGCCAAAGCCGGCGAGCTTCTTTCGTGCGTTGTCAATGTTCAGCGCGCGGTCGATGCCGCCCTGGATGGCCATACCAGCAACCGCGGCAATTCCTGCCTGACCTACACCAATCAGCGAGCTCGTGATTTGCTGGGTGTTGGTACGCACGGCGTTCCAGGCGTTGGTCAGTCCGTTTCTCGCGCTTGTCGCGATGCCGTTGAAGATGTTCTGAGCCCGCGACCTAAGCTCTGAAAACGATGACTGCACGCTTCCAGACGCGTCGCCCATGCTGTGATCCATAGAGCGCGATACTTCTTGCGCCTTGTTCTGAATCTGACTGAGTGAAGACTGCGCCTTATTTACGCCGTCAATAAAGCCATCGGCATTGACGGTGAACTTTGCGGAGAGTGTATAGTCACTTGCCATATATACCTCCTCTCATGTTTATTTCTGTTGATTCGATAGAGCCTTCTCAAGCGCGGCCATTTTGTCGCGCGCTTCTTTCGCGCTCATGGTCTTTCTATCAGGCTTGTTTGCTTCAACCCACAAAAGCTCAGGCTCTTCGCTCTTCTTCTTGTAGCCGTTGGCGAGTGCGGTGGCTATTGCTTCGTTGAGAAGCATCTGGTCATACGCGACACGGTCATGCTCAGCCACTTGAAGAAGGGCAATCTGAGCCGCTGTGAGCCTGTCAAACTCGTCTGGCGTCCACCCAAAGCGAACAGCCACCCACGCCCACATTGCGTCACGCTCATAGCCTGTCAGAGGCTTCTGTGGCGCTTCTTGTGGTTGGTTGGCTTGTTGTGATGTTGTGGATGGTCTGACCCAGCGCGGGCTCTTCAGATCTATCGGAATAAAAAACCGCAGTCCTTCATGAGTGAGTCGCTTACGGCTTCAATCATCTGAGCATAACCGTGCTCCTGCAGGTACTTTCCGGCAAGCTCAATGGCCTGTGTTGGGTTAACCCATGCACTCTGACCACTCTCGCGGATGCCATACGCGAAGATGGTTTTAGTCTCGCGCAGGGTTGGCTGAGCGGTGAACACGGAGATGATGCTCTTGTTACCAATCGCGCTCTCAGCCATCTCCACACGCTTCTCCGCGTAGAGAAGCTCGTATGTAGTACCGTCAACCTCGAAGGTAAAATCTGCCATTTCTTACTCCTTAACTAATAAAAAAGGGGCAGCCGAAGCTACCCCGTGAATGTGTTTGTGGACGCTTATCGTCCTGTTGGCTTGGTGATTGCCTTAGCCTTAGCGGCTGCGTCAATGTCAAACCACGTCCACTTGCCTGTACCTGTGAGAGATACAGACGCGGTGCGTACATCGTCAGTTGGTGAGTCAGCCTCATACTTGGTGACGATGACTGCGCCACCGCCGATTGGCGTGAAGTCTGTATTGTCCAGGAACTCCTTGACACACAGAATAGTGCCGTCGGCAAGTGCCTGGCGGAACAGTTTATCGCTCTCTGCGTCCTTGACGGCCACCGTATCAACAGAGACCTCGAAGGAACGGGTAGATGCGCGGTTCACCTTCCAAGCACCACGAGAAGACTTCGTGGAGACGCTTGTAGTATCAGCGGAAAGCGATACCTTGTGAGACTTCTCGCCAGCGATTGCGAGAAGCTTAGATCCGTCAGCGCTGAATACACCGAGAAGGACCTCTGCGCCGTTTACAGCGTTAACGCCACCGGCGGAGACGTCACAATATGCACCACTATCAAATGCAGTTGAATCTGGCATAGTAATGCCCCTTTCTACTTAATAATCAGACCATAGGAGACGACCACCTCGAACGGCACAACCGCGTGCCATTCTCCTGTCTCATCTCGCTTGATTGTGTTTAGACCGTTATCCGTTTGACGGATGACCTGGAACGGACAAGCCAAACTAATCGGCTGGCTCATGGCTTCTTCTAGAGCCGTCACCATCTTGAATATCTCCTCGCGCGTCTTAGACGGCTTAGAGATTGCGTGAAGCTCGATGGTGTAAACATCCAGCCACATTGTTTTTGTTTTGTCCGGACGAACTGAGAGTGCGCCGACGGAATAAAGAGGAGAGGGTTCTTTATTCGCGTCGGTCACACATTTAACGCCCGTGCCTTCTTTGACACGTGCCACAACCGCCGCGACAAAGTCGTCAAGCGGGAGTCGCCTTAGTGCTTGCCTCATAAGCCTTTACTCCTTAGATACTCACCGCACCGCTTCTTCAGAACAGCGCGCGCCGCCTTGATTTCCGTAGCAAAGAAGTGCTGGCCTTCCACAAAGGGTGCCTTCAGACGCTTCCCAATCTTCGGAACGTACTGGCCAACGTTTTGTCGGTGGCCATACTCAACATGCGGAGCGTATTCGCCTGTATAGCCAATCTCTCCTTCGCCACCTTTGACGCTTTGGCGAATAGAACCAATCAACTCGCCTGTGTCTCTTGGTGTGGTTGCGCGTAGGTCTTCGGCTATCTCATTCACGGTGCGCTTCATAACAATCTCGGGCTTGATGTTTGCAAGCTCCTTCAGTGCGTCGCCAAGTCCGCCATCGTCAAACTCCAGGCGAACACTAGGCATACGCATCACCCTTTAGCTTCTTCAGTGACAAAACGCGACGGCGCCCGAATTCACTCACATGGATGACCTCATAGACGTCTCCTGCATCAATCACGGGAAAGCGAACAAGAGACGCACGAAGAGCAAGCTCGGCGGGAGCTGTCGTGATAAGCGTCAAATCACACGCCGCGTAGTCGTTGCCTTCGTTTTGTGTCTCAACAAGGGACGCGGGGCAAACCCTCGCCCGGGTGGTTGTAAGCACCCGGCGCGAGAGCACGCGATTGCCTAGTTTGTCGCGCGCGTCGGTATCCGCGAGTTCAATCAACTCGCACATCCGCCACTTCATACGAACCTCACCTTTGGAAACTGTAGAGCGGCACTACTGTCCGCCCTTGCAATCTCCGCCAAGGCAGAAAGCTCCGCGGCGTACTCCGCGAGAAGGTCGTCCACAAACTGAAGGGACAAGGTTCCGCCCTGTCCCTCAGATTCCTGTGTGATGCCTTCATCGAATCGGCGATTCACCGCCTTGATGGTTGCATCGACCACAAGGGACTCGGCTGTAGTGGGTAGCGTGGATACGCCAACGCGCAAACAAATGCGGTCTGTGAGCGTATGCGTGACCTCTTCCAGCCACTTATCGCTCGGCTTATCTTCGACCGCTTCGAGTCGCGTCTTGACACGATCTAATACGCTCATACGCTCACCTCCTTACTTGTGGATTAGACGGTTGCCTTAATCTCTGCCTTAACAACGCCGTCGGTAATCTCTGGGAAGACCTTAACGCCAGACATAACAAGCGTGTCGCAGGTTGCGGTCTTGGTGTCGGAGCTGTGGGTGATACCAACGAAGCCGGTGGCGTCGGAGGTCAGGCCGAAGGTAGATGCAAGATCGGAACCGTTGGCTGGGATATATGCCAGGTTGAGGTTCATGGCTGCAGTGCCGTAGAGGGTGCCTGCTCTAACCTTGGAAGAGGTGATTGCGGTACCCAGGCCAAGGAAGTCCTTGAGGTAAGTAATACCTGCAACGTTCTGAGTGGTTACGGTTGCGGTGCCGAGATAGTCAGCAACGTCGAGAGGATTGACGAAGAAGACGAATGGATTAGCTGCGTCGGTGTCGAATCCATCATAGCCCTCGAACTTAGCGGTGAGAGAAGCCCAGAGGTTGGCCATAGCTGCCTGGAGGGTCTTGCCATTCTTTGCTGTAGCAGTGGTGGTGGAGACGCTTGCAATCAGATCGCTGCGAATACCGTTCTGGATGGTGCCAATAAGCTGAGCGTCAGCTTCATTGATAGCACGATCGCGTCCACGAAGCTGGATTGCCTCGGCGGAGGTTACGCGGCGATACTTGTTGAGAGGAAGCTCGATGGTCTGGTCAAGCTGACGCTTGATGTTAGACGCTGGAATGGTGTCACCCTCGGCGACAACGCCACTCTTGACGTCTTTCACGAACTTGTAGGTCTTGATGGTGCCGCCCTGTGGTACTGGGATAAGGTTGGTAATACCGAGAGCCTTCTGAAGCTCCTGGATGCCCTGGGAGAATCGGTTGACGTAATCAATAGAAATCTCAGGAGCGATGTCGGTCTTTACGGTAAGTCCTGTTTCTGCTGGCATAATGTGCCGCCTTTCTTAGTGTTAAACAAACAATCCGATATTGTCGCGGATGGCTGCCTGGCGAGCGATTGGGTCCTTGATGGCCAAGATCTCTTCTTTGGTCATCGTCTTAGTAGCCACGCCTGCCGCAGGAGCTTTGCCCGCGAGTTGTTTCTTCACGGCATCTTCTACGGCCGCCGTGAAGGCCGTTGAGAAAGCGTCAACGGACGCCTTTGTTTCCTCTGCAGTCTCACCCACTAAACGCGCGAGAATGTCATCACTGACCGCGATACCTTGCTCAGAGAGTTGACGACGAGACTCAGCCACCATCGCGTTTACTGTGTCGCGACGCTTGTACTCGTCAAGCTCCTTCTGGACCTTGTCACGTTCGTACTCTGCTTTTTGCTGAGCATTCATCTCGGCCAGTTTTGCAGCTTCCTCAACCTTTGCGGCTTGCTGCTTTTCCCACTTCGCGAGACGCTTGGAGACAATCTCGTCAACATCAGCGTCCGTGTACTTTGGCTGCTGCTTGTTGTCCTGCTTTGGCTCTGCCTGTGTGGTGGCCGCGTCCTTGTTGGCGCCTTCGCCATCCACCACGGGAGCCTGAGCTTGCTTAGTCTCCTCTGTGGTCTCTGTGGTTGTTGCTGCGTTTGTTTCTGCACCCATTGTTTTTCTCCTAATCCCCGGCGCTCCAAGGCGCGTCGGCGTGCCTTTTCTCCTTAGCTTTTAGCGACATCAAAGCTTGGTCGATGCATTAAAAAAGCGACCGTCTAGTCGCTTTCAATACACAGTTCAACAATTTTCTCTAGTACTTCGTCCGTGGGACATCCACGACAACGCATAAGCTCGCGCTCCCCCGCGTCCACAACGCACACCGTCGGAAGGTGAGTGATGCTCTTCGCGTCTTTGGACCTCGGTGAGCTATCCACGTCGATAATCTCGTACTCAATATCCTCTTCAGATAAAGCCGGCACTATCCTCTTGATAGTCCCGCGGCAGATGCTGCACCACTCGGCCATGTAGATCACTACTCGCGCCATATTCTCACCTCCTTGGCGGTCTAACAAAAAAGCCACCCGGAGGTGGCTCGTGAAAACTGGTTGATTGACGAAGGTTAAACTTCAGCTGTTAATCGTTTCCAATTCTCATAATCTTCTGGCAAAAGGTACTCCTCCATTGGAGCACTTCCGGCCATTTGCTTTACATGCTCGATTGGATATTTTCCTTCGGCTGCCATTATGTACAGCCTAACGCAGCACATTTTATTTAAGTCTGCGTCAAGACGTCCGGGAGTGCGATACTTGTTTAAGATATCTAAACTGATATCCATATTTCAGCCTCTCCTTACAATTACTTTATATAGTAATTATACCCATATCGTTGAGCGTTTTCCATCAGCCATTCATGCTGAATTTCTTTAAGTATCTTTTCGGCTTCAATTATGTTTGCATCATAGAACGGTATATCAAGAGCTTGATAATGTTCCAGCCAATAATCGTAAGAAACATCTTCCCATTTAGCTCTTGAAAACGAGTCATAATCTTCCACGAATTTGCGCCCAAGTTCAATATTTGCTTCATGAGTACGCTCAAGAACAAATTGCCTTTTTTCTCCCTGCGTTTCTCTTGCTGTGTTCGACTTTAGTTCATATTCAACTAAAACATTGATATCTTCAGGGCTAAACGTACCGCCGACACGTGTCGTGTGAGTATGAACTGCATCAACATTGTGTAGAGATGTTTGACCAAAATCAGACAGAAGTTTTAATAAATCTTCTTTTGGCGGCATGCCTACATCATTTACAGTTCCGATGCCGCTCCATATCTCCTTACCGTCAAATATAAGTGATGCCTCTTCTGGTTCACCGAAAATACGAGAGCGACGGCCGGCGGATACTTTATAACCTGCTTTCTTCTTTGCCGCTTTCTCCGCCCGTCTTTGGCCAAGCTCCTCCTGCTTCTTCTGCCAAGCGTCCCAATCGTCCACAGCCGGCGCAATCTGACACCTGCAGTATGGATGGAGTGGTGGGAAGTTTACGCCCACTTGCATATCCTCGAATCTAAACGTAGATCCATTCACGCCTTCGCACTCTTCACAGGCGCGCTCGTCATGTACTACCTCGATGGTGTAGGAGTCAAAGCCTTCGCGCTTCAACTCCTCAACCTGTGCCATGCGTGAGACGTAAGTGCCTTCGGTGTAGACCAAGCGCATAAGCGATGACTGCGGAACGTCCACAAAGCGCTTCTCGAGTGCCTTCGCGATTCGCTGGTACGAATCACCGCGCGCGAGTGCCTTCGACATGTCCTGCGCCACGTAAGACGCGAGGGTCTCCGTGTTGTCCCAGATGCGCTGGGAGTATGAGGTGTTGCCCGTCCACACAGTATCAACGAACCGGCGAACCGCGTCAGAGTCCATACTGTAGAACGACCGACCAAATCCCATCGCTTCAGCCGCTGTGTTCGCACCGCGCAAAGACTGGCGCACGATGTGGTTGTCTATGCGCTGAACCACGTCTCCCGTGGCTTGGTAGAGGTGCAAGCGTGCGGACGCCTGCAAGCCTTCGAGCCTGTTCAGCTTGTAGATACTCTTACGCACATCCACAATGGACTGCATATCCGGGTGCTGGCGTAAAAACTCATCACAGTCGCGAATAAGAAGCTCGCGGTCTTTCGGGTCCATCGTCTCCATGAGACGGCGATACTCCAGGACGCCATTCTCGCCGTAGCGTTGATAGTACTCCGCAATCTCGCGATTCAAGCGGCGAAGCTCGCTCTCGTAGGCGTTATGGACGCGTATCGACAGAGCGCGTTCGTCTTTCTCCATCGCTGCGTCAGCGAGTGTTTGGCGGCTGTGCCAATACGAGTCCATGTTGCTCCTTAGTTATTGTTTTCGTTCGTACGGTCTGGAACCATCTGCGCGGCCTGCTCGGCGCGTTCATCGGCCATGCGCTGCATCTCAGCCTGTGGCGAATCAACGCATGAAAGCACCGAGAGCTGCGTCTCTTCCGAGGTAATACCGGAGAGATTGCCAGCAATCTGAGACTCTTCGAGCAGGTTCGATGGTAGGTTGCGTGTGAAGGTGGCACGTACGGTCGTCCATGCCTTAGCGTCCAGTCGTGTGTTTCCTGCGTAGTTACACAGAAGCTTCCAGCGCCTAGAGAGTGAGCGGCGGAACTTCCTCTGCTTCACGACAGCGATATCGCTCATGGCCTGAAGGCGATACTTGATAGCAATGCCGGAGCTGGTATCGAACTTTTCGCTTGAGAGGTCTGACACCATCGACAGGACGAAGATAAGACGCTCAACGCGATCAATAAAGTTTTCCTGCGTGCCGTCCGCGTCAGGCTTAGACAGAAACTCAACGGTGACGTTTGCCGAGTCTCTAGAGTCCAGGTTGATAATGCGCGAGTCTCTCAAGTTCTGCAGCGTCTTCTCGTCCAGGCGTGCACCGAGAATCTTCAGATAAGCGTCAGCGTAGTACTCGACATCGTTGGCCTTCTCGGAGATGGCCTTGTTGTATGCGTTAATGAGTGACATGACGCCCTCGAACAAGCCCAGGCGCTCCTCATTGTCTACATACTCAATCACAGGCACATCGTCAAACCCGTGGATGACAGGCTCACCGAAGATGACCTTCGAGCCGTCCATCACGAATGGCGTCTCGAACATGGGGTCGTAGAGCGTTCCGCGCAGTGTGTCTCGAGCATTGTCGAAAAGGTTATCGTCGAGCCAGAAGCGCACCGCGTAGATGATGTCATTCTCTACCGTGTCATCGCGGACAACGAAGCAATTCAGCGGCGTCACGGAGCAAGAACGCGCGAAGGCTTCCTCGTCGCGCCACATCAGCTCGTAGCCAACGCCATAGATGTCCGCCAGCTTTGAAAGCTCAGCGTCTAGATCGTCGGAGTCATTGACCGCGCTCCACACGTCCAGATACTCCGCAAACGCTTCATCGTCTGCCGTTGTACGAATAGGAACGCCCAAGAAGTAGCCGACCATGGAGTCCACGATCTGCTTAGCGAAGTTAGCCACGAGCCTGTTGTCTGGCTTGTATTCCGCCTTTTCCTTTTGGTGCAGAATGTCGTGGTCACCCTCGTATGCTTTGCGAAGGCTGGCCAAACGGTTAACCTGCTTCGAGCGGTAGTCCACCAAAAGCTTGCCAAGAAGCTCCGCGGTCATCTGTGTGTCCTTTGGTAGACGGTAGCCGCCCCTTGGCTCAAACGTGGAAGCGTTTGCTCCCTTAACGTCAGCACTCACTAAATGCCTCCTCTAAATAGTCGAATGGTTGGCGCGTTATCGTGCAAGCGAATAGCGCATGAGAGCGAGTCAGGCGCATCATCGTGCTCTGCTCCCTCGGTGAAGTCCATGACTTCGTTCCAGTAATCGACGCTTGCTTCGCGGACACTCTCAAGCCTGGACAGCTTGGACCAAGTGCCCCTGCCATACGTCGCAATCTTGATGAACTTGTTTGCGATCTCTGAGTACGTATGGACGGGCAGCCCGTAGCCGTCGAGCTTGTCGGCCACGTACCCCTTATCCGCGTTCTTCTCCATGTACACCGTGCCAAGTCTCAGCTCGCGGTGTAGCTCTAAGATGCGCGCCATGCACCTGTCAACGTGCGTCTCGCGGTACAGCTCACCATGAACGAACGCTTCATCGCCCACCCACTTGATACACGTGATGGCCGTACCATCTGAACCGCCATAGGCCGCGTCCACATGCATGATGCCGTCGAAAAGAAGGCTCTCGTCTTTGAAGGTCTTACAGTCGCCCTCGAAGACCACGCCCTCCTCTGACACGTGGCGCAGCTCGTAGTTCGCCGCGAAGAGTGAGTGCGTCATCGACGCTTTCAGTTCTGTGGCAGCGTCCACACTCACGAGCCCCGTGGTATCCCATGGCCACTTCTCAGCGGTCGGCATAATGGTGAACGCGTCGTCTTTGTGCCATGGTGTTCCCGTGTTGATGATGCGTCCGCCGCGGTTCTTGACGTTTTGCAGCTCGCGGTAAATCTGCTTTGTACGCTCACGCTCAGCGCGGCTCACGCGGTCACGCAGTGTGACGATATCGTCCGTAAAGATGATGTCCCAGTGCTTACCGGTGAGCGAGCCACCAATGCCGATGCCCGTCAGTTGTGGTGAGCCGGAGACGTTACACGCGAGACTTGTTGAGATTGCCGTAGAGCTTGCCGTGGTCAGCTTCAGTGGTTGACCGTAGATGCTCTGTGCAATCTCCTGGGTGAGCGGATGCTCGACCATACGCTTGACCGCCGCGAGTACTTCCGCGACGTCATTTTCGCCTTTGCGTTGAAATCCCACCGTCAAGTCCGGGCGCGTGAGCAATATCAACCACAGAGCCACCTCGACACAGGTCGTCTTGTATGAACCACGGTGAGACTGAAGCGTCATGTCGCCATGGCCAAACACCATCTCATGAATCCATCTGTCGTGGAGTCCTTCGCGCAGAAGGTCATAACCTAGTTCATGCGCCAGGCGAACCGGATGCTTGGCCATAAGCGTCGCGAGTGCTCTATTTGTCTCCATCGCTCTCTACCTCGTCGAGCAAGCTCTTAAACGCGGCACTAGCTTCCTTGGCGTTGGCGGATACCTCCATCTGCTGGACGGGCTTCTGTCCGGAAGAATCGCGAACGAACTCAGCCGCGCGCACATCTCCTTCGAGTGCCTGGGCGAGCATGGCAAGCGCCATGGCTTCGCTGGCGGTTACGTTCTTACCCGTAAGTCCTGCGATAGTGGACGCCTGGGACAGCTTGCCAGGCTTCATCGGCATGGCGAGAAGATCTAGAAGCGTCTCGCGAATCTCACGCCTGCGCTTCTGAACCGCGTTAGACTTTGCGGCGCCCTTCTTTCCTATCTCGCTCAGCTCCGCTTTGGTGCGCTTGCTGTTAGGCGTTAGGTTCTTCGCCGCGTTCGGATTGTTTAGTCTTGCCATCTAGCTCCCTAATAATTTCCAACTCACGCTCGGAGAGGTCGAATGTATACTCTTCCACTCGTGCCTCTGCTCGTGCCTCTGCTCGTGCCTCTGCTCGTGCCAACCTGCGCGTCATATCGCTCGATAAAAGAAAGCCAGCACCATACATCGCTTTTCGCAGTGGCTTCTGGCTTTCAAGTTGTCGAATGAAATACGTATCAGATTTGGGAATCTCTATCGTTTCGCCTTTGCTGGATAGTCTTCCCAAGCGCGTGGCCATAAGGACGCACTTCGGATAGTTGAGCTTCGGTTGCTGTTTGTTTTCTTGCTTGCATGCTTCCTCGATGATGTCCTTCAGCTCCGGCGTGGTGATTGCTGCGTTGACCGTGTCGAGGTTTGTAACGAATGAGGTGCGCACCTTGGCACCGTTAGCGTATTCAATGTCTGCAAATGTGCACACCGCGCAATCAATCATGTCGCGCATGAAGATGGTGAGAGACGGCGCAAACAGAAAATACTTGATGCCGCGCTCTGTGTACCATCGGCGGATGGATGCCAGGATAGAGAAAGGCGGATTGTCTACAACAACACAGCCCTCTGGATATTCCTCGCTCTGGTAGTCTCCGCCTGGGCGGAATGGTCGAACGATTGGCGCGTCGCCTAGATCATACTTATCGCGCACCCACTCAAGTACGGCGTCATACACCGCGGGGGGGGTAAAGCAATCGTCGGTGGTCAGCTTCGACTTGAACTTCTCAACAAATGCTTCATAGTCTTCGAATTTTTCTTTGCTTGATGACGATACGCCCATTTGTATAAACCTCTCCACTTATGCATAAAAATGAATATTGAGCTAACAAAAAAGCGCCCTCATTTCTGAGAGCGCCCGAGTCGCTTTGTTAACTTTCGTACATTCCTACGGTATCAAGATAGCACGTTTTAATATGAATATAACTGCAAGATTATGCACGATTTATGAATATTCTTCTTGCTTTATACACAGCTTAGCAATACCCATCGTGTTTGTAAACTCCAAAGAACGTTCACGCAGCTTGAACGCTTGACGCATGGAAACATGCGCCCTCTTGGCTGTCTCCGCCCACGTGTAACCTTCGACGAAGTACAGCTGCATCACGAGGGCCGCATCTTGGCCGAGTGCTTCGCCGATTGTGTTGCACGCGGCGTAACCGTCTAGAATGACGCTCTCTAATTCGTCCAATAAACCCTCTAGAAACGCCTGTGCGCTAATCTCCGCTATACTTACGCGCGCTGTCGGGTCAGAAGTCGAATTCTTCGCTCCCGCGCCGCTTGAAGCCTTTAGAGGCTCTCTAACGGCGTTTAACCTGTTGCGAGCGCTTTCAATGTCTTTTGCGGCCTGCCTAACACTCTCCCACCATTCCAGCCCAGTCATGCCACTACCTCGCCTTTTCCTATAATTCCTCGACCGAGAAATAGATGCCCATGGTCTCAGCGTAGCCTTTGCTTAGACTCTCGCTGCAGATAAAGCGGTCGTCTTCAATTATCCCACACCTGGTCAGACAGTCTTCAAACGTCTTCAGCATGTTCGACATGTCCGGCTTCTCCGTCATGGGGGTGCCATCGGGATGCTTCTCGCTCGCAGGGAAGCACCACTTCACCACACAGCGCAAAGGTCCCGTGAGTGGCTGGAAATTCTCCGACACCTTCGTGACCGACTTCAGCCACACACAAATCAGATCCTCCGCGGTCTTCAGTTCATCGGACTTCCTGATGGCGGCGTGCATTCCTTTACCACCGCCCACAATGTAGGCCACAAGGGCGTTATGCGTCACGCTCGGCGGCTTCATAGGCAAGAATGCCGACAGGCGCCTTTTCGCGCTTTCTGCGGGCTCTGCGTGGCTCTCACGGCCGCCCGCGTTACTTCTTGGGTCAACCACATCAATCAATCTCCTAATCGTGAATCGCGAATCTCAAAAAAATGAACCGCGCCAATTACGCGGGCGCGCGCGGAAGAATCTTTAGCTGTGTGACGCACCACGGGCGTTAGCGAAACACATAGCGTAGGGCGATTGGCGCGCGCCCTTGGCGCCAATTGCCTAGCCTGTGGGCGTACACACACGAAGATGACGAAAAATCACCGTTGCCACCAATATAGGGAGATATACCTATATAAGCGGTGTCCCGTTTTTGGTGGCATTAGTCATCTTCATCATCTAAAAAGCCTTGTTCAGCTGCGGAAATGGCATCAAAATACATCGTCATTTTGCGAGTTCGCCCTCGTGAGCCCTCAACCTCAACTTTGCGCTTCCCAATCGGACACCAATCTTGCTTCGTCCAGTACTGAATATCGCGTGCGGAAGGCTTCACTTCATACCCCTCCGGGTCTATGCGCGTGCCAATTCGCTCGAGCAGATCCTCTTGGGTGACGTACCCGTTATCGTCCGCACAACCATCCGCTACCGCCGTGTCGTAAGCGTCCTGCATAAGCTCCGCCGCTTCTTTCTGGATGCGGTGGTTCTTCGCCAGCTTGCTCTCGCGACCCTTGGCAAACGGGTCAGCGCCTTCCGTCTCAAACTTGGCGAGCATGCCCGTTGGGTCGTCGTAGAACCTCGGCCACTTGAAGATGACGTCGCGCTCTGGCGGCGTCGGAAAGCTCCTCGTGGTCATGGATACACGGTAGGCCGGGCAATCATTCAAGCGCGTGCGCCTAAACTCCTCCGGAATCTCCAACGGCGTGAAGTCACACATTGAGTCCGCATCACGCGCATAAACGCCAGAGCCGCTCATGCGGTCCATTGCCTTCTTCTGGCCGGCTGTACCCTTTGGATGGTGGTGCGCATAGACTACGGCGCATCCGCACTCCTCGGTGATACGGTCGATGGCATTCGTGAACTCTGCCACCATGCGAGAGTCGTTATCGTCTCCGCCGTTGACCTTATAGACCGGGTCAACGATGACCATGGTGAAAAAACCCTTCTCGCCATGCGCCAAAACACGACGAATCAAGATAGGCGTTAAGTCCTTCATAAGGCGAGCCTTGCCGCGCAGATTCCATGAATAAAAATTGGTCTTTAAATCATCGAGCGCGCCAGGCTGCTTATCACCGTGGCGGGCGTCCCAGACCGTGTGTAAGCGCTGTCTAAACTCATTCGCTTCAATCTCAAGATTTACGTATAAAATTCGTCCTTTGATACATGGCATACCGAGCCACGTGCTACCCGTACAGACCGCTTCCGCTAAGTCAATGAGCGCATAGGATTTACCCATCTTAGAGTCGCCCGTGAGAATCATCTTCTGGCCCTGGCGCAGAAGTCCCGCTCCCTCGATACCGATAAGCGGTGCGTTTAACTCCACCGGCTCGTCCCAATCTGAACAGTCGGCTTCGTCTGGAAGGTCATCTTCTGACTCATCCGCCCATTTCTCCCATTCGTCCCAGTCCTTACAGCCGATATTGAGCTTCAGAAGTCTCTGACGATTCTCGCCGCGTGTGATGCCTGGCATACGTGAGAGACGGCTGGGATTCTTGTTGGCCATGTCCGGCGAGAACTTACGGCGCGCGCAGAATTGGTACAGCTTCTCTACGCGCTTCCTGTACAAGTTTTCATCCGTGCCCGCGTCAATGTGGACGATAGCGTGAACGCTCTTGTTGCCGCTTGATACCACAGCCACGCACGGAAGCTTCATCGCCTGGATCATGCCAAGCTGCTTCTCCACTTCCAGCGTGTCGGACTCAACAAGGGCGTACCTGAACTCTGTGATGTTTTGGTTGGAGCGGCCTTTACCGTCAACCGGATTAAAGCAGATCCATGCGCCCGCCTCCGGGTTCCAGTCACCCAGCACCTTGCCCAAATCTCCGCCGCACTTGGCGAGCTCCTCTCGAAGCTCGCCTGCGTTTCTGCCCCAGTGTCCACGCTTTGGCATATACTTGCCGTCTTTTTCATAGACCTCATTGACGTAGCACACACGGTCGGAATCCTCAAACACTGCCGCCAGATAGTCCGTTAAGTCCTTAACCTGGTCCCAGTCTCCGTCCATAACATCGACGTCAACCTCGTCCGCCCAGTCTGGTGTAATGCCGAAGGCGTCGCCCGGGTCAATGATTTCATCGTCCCAACCAATGGCGTAGCCTTTCACACCTGGCGACCATCCACGAGCACGCGCGAACGCGATAATGGTTCCGCTTTTAACACGTGACGGTGAGTTGCCGAAACTCTTCCACTTACGCTCGCACTCGCCCTCGTGGTAGCGGTAGATGTCCATTCTGCTCCACGCGTCCCAGTCTTGCCATGAAAAGCCGGACTCATGGAGCGCCATGCCGCAGTCCACCCACTGTTGGTAATCAAGCTCTGAAGGATCTATCCAATTAAGCGCCTCCAAGAGGTCTTTGTGGTCGTCTCTATTTCCCATAATTTTCCACCACGCTTATAAGCGCACGATAAAAAGGCATAACCTTTGTAAATGCCTTGTTCGATGACATGTCGACGACCTCAATACCACACGCCTCTGCCACGCGGTTTTCAATCTGCGCGCCTTGGCTCTTCGTCCATCCAGGAAGAAGAATCATCACTTCATACATCGGATAATAGGGTTCGTCTTCGCCGTCTCGGACTCTAAGCGATAGAGCCTGCACACACGTGGCCATGGCGGCTTCGTATGGAGAGTCCGAAGGTATCTCTATGGCTGGGTTGAACACCATGCCATCGCTTACCTTATGCAGAACTTTCTCCATGAAGATGAAGGGGTATTTGTAACCTTTAACGCCCGTGATTGGTCCAGACAGGTACACGTTTTTGCCTTTGAGAAAATAAAGGTCGCTCTCCGTGACATCTTCTGCGGCAAGCTCCGCGAGCTTGTCGGTGTATTCATCGAGATTCATTTCAATACATCTCCTAGTCCTAGACTTGCGGACAGATCTGTGAGCTCGTCGAATCTTGTCTTTGCTTCTTCGTTAGCGAGTGGGCCATTGATAAAGTCTTCCGCGTACTTCAGAGCATCCTCTGCGCTTTCTTTTTTGCCCACTGAGACAATGGTGCAAAGTGCCGCGGTAAATCCCACGTCGAAGCCTTCTTCGCGGCCAATGTTATAGGCATCCTTAGTTAGTGCCTTCAGAAGTTCAACATCGAATGCAGACATTCCTATATTTTCAAGATCCATTAGTCTCTCCTTAGTGGCATGCTTGCTACCATCGCGACAATAATTGCGATAACTCCGATACCAGCAACAACCGCAACGTTTTGGGTATCTCCCGTGTTTGGTAGTGCAGCCTTCTTCTTAGTCTTCTTAACTGGCTTTGCTGGCTCAGGCTGTGGCTCGGGGTCACTATCCTGTGGCGTTGGCTGTGGTCCTGGATTAGGTTCTGGCGTTGGTGTTGGCTCTGGAGTAGGTGGAGTCTCTGGCTCTGTTGGCTGTGAGCGATTGTCGCCGTTGCCATTACCGCCGCTCTCCTGATTGACGTACTGGTAGCGTGAGCCTTGCGTGGTCTCGCGGCTCTTCAGCTGGATAGAATTCAAGGTAGTCTCTGTTCCTTCCGTCTCGTAGTACATGAAGTATTGGTTGCCTTGGAAGTCCACGCTGGACAAGTCCCACGTGAAGCTATTGCCGTTAATGGTTGGCTCGGGAACGTTGACGCGTACCCAGCTTGCGGGGTCGATGTTGCTGTATGCGTCCATGTGAACGCGGTATAGACGGAATGAGCCAGGGATAATGCGTGTACCTTCTTGCGCTGTATCCTCTAGTACAACATTAGTAAGTGACTCCGCTGCGTGGTTGAGGCGCACCGACCACTCGACCGTGCCGTGGTCAGTTTTGACGCCCCATTTTGCGATAACTTCATGCTGGATAGTCCCGTAGTGGCGTGTCTCGAAGCTGGTTTCAACTACCTGCCCTGTTGTTTCGTCAATGAGCCTTAGCGTGGTTGTTCCTGCCGCTGCGTCGGCTTTGACGTGTGCAGCAAGCCACAATGTACCTTGTACGTGGTCTTTGCCTTCGACCCATGATGTGTAGGTGATTGTGACGCGTCCGGGTGTTACTTGAGCGGTTGCCATAACTTCGCCGTCTGGCGCGTAAATGTCAAAGCTGGCTGCGTTAGTGGCTGGAAAGTCGAGGACATCGGGAATAGCTAACGAGAACGTGTCGCCCTCGTGAACCTCGCCCGTTGCGCTCCATGACGCGGTCAAGTAGATGTCTTGGTTCGTGAATGCAGAGGTTAAGTCCTGCTTGTTCTTGTCTGTAACTCTAAAGCTGGTGATTGTGGTTGGTACCGTCTGAGCCTGTGCGAGTGCTGGAACGAATACCAGCACCGCAAAGACAGCAACAGCCAGCCATTGAAGAAGTTTCTTCATGGTTGAACCTTTCTATTAGGTTGTGAAAAATTGGGAATTAAATAAATCGGTATTTATCCGAAGAAGCCGCCCCAATAGAGCAGTAAGAAAGAAATAACCACACTGATTGCAAGGGTGTAGGCATTGTGCGGCGCATGTGGCTTGTCGTGGTTGATAATCTCGTAAATTAACCCAAAAACAACCAAAACAAGCCAAATAATTTGCGGAATACCAAGGTTAATTGTCATCGTTGCTCTCCTTCCACGCAAGCTTCTTGTAATGCTCGATTGCTGCGTCAAACTCTTTTCGACAGTCTTTCATAGGAATAAAAAGCGAATTGCAACCAGCACCTAAATATCCGACAATGCACTCATGCTTTGCTTTCAACGCTTGCAAGTACAGTTCATCTGCTGTTGGCTTGCGTCCGGTCACAATGGGAATGCGATAGTTCCAAGTGTTAGGCTTCATCGCTATCACCTAGACTTTCAAGCTGCTTAGCGATACGTCTTAATTCAATGTGAGGAACAACGCCTATCGAAGAGGCTTCATCTCCTAAAACACGCTTAATGCGCTGTGCAAGTAACTTAACTGTTACAGGCTCTTTGTGAGTTAGTTCGTTTGCGGGTTTCTTAAAACATATAAGCTCTCTGCCAGCTGACAGAAGAACATTACTAGACGATGAGTGCCCTGCGACTTCATACTTTGTGCACTCGCAATCGTATACCGTATCACCGATACGGATAACCTCACCGTCTTTATCGACTGGCAACTCAAGCATATTTGATGTGTCGCAGAGGTCGACAATACGGGCTAGAAGTTTCTTCATATCTTCCTCGTATGTTGTATTACCAGCCGAGCGATGACCCAAAAGAACCTCGTACAAAGAACCGCACACCGCGACACATTCGTTTGCCCTCTCAGCGATTGCCGCACGCTCTTCTTTAGTTAGCATTGTTGTTCCTTTCAGTTATTCGGATCATACGTTGCGGGGTTAATGTCGTGTGGGACCATCCAGCGGTTCATGGCCAAGCGGCTCATCATGTGGCTGGCTTGCTCAAACGTCCAAAGTCCCGGATGCTGGAAGCCTTTGCGCTCCAACATACGCACCTGTTTAGGCGTGGCCAGATGTGCGTCGATGCGCTCGTGTGCTTTCTTCAGCACCAGCTCCGCGTATCCCTGCGTCATGCCGGCCGGGTCAATGCCAAGCTTCTCCAACTGCTTGGACTGTGCATCTGTGGCGGGGTTTTCTTCCCACGCAAACGATGGCTCGAAGGTCTGCAGATCTAAGTCGCAAATACTAACCGCGTACTGCAGAGGGTTCACAAACTGCGCTTTGCGCTTACGCATACGCTCAAGCTCTGCCGCCACTGCAAGCTCGCGCTCCAGTGCCACGTCTTGCTCGGCGATTGGTTCTGCGCCTAAGAGATCTATAGCGCCTTCCGCTTCTTGCGTCATCTCGGTTATGCGCTTGGCCACTTCGTCAGACGTGGCGAAAAGTGCCGCCGGGCGTACCAGATTGTGGCGTCCCGTCATCCACAGAAAATCGAGCAGAAGAAGCTTCTCCTTGCCTGTCTCAGGCGAGAGACGCGTTCCACGGCCAACCATCTGAACATAAAGACTTCTGCTCTTGGTTGGACGAAGGCACACGATACAGTCCACCGCGGGGCAGTCCCAGCCTTCCGTGAGTAGCATGGAATTGCAGAGTACTTGGTACTTTCCGCGGTTGAAGTCTGAGAGTATCTCTTCGCGGTCTTCGCTCTGTCCATCCACTTCGCAAGCCGTGAGCCCGCGCTCGATAAGCTTCTCCGTGAACTTCTTAGCCGTTCTAATAAGCGGCAGAAACACAACCGTGCGCCTGTCTTGGCAGCGCGTAACCATAGCGTCCGCAATGGCGTCCAGATACGGCTCCAGCGCGTCTCCAAGCTGTCCTGCTTGATAGTCGCCATGCGTGACTGACACGCTCGATAGGTCAACCTGTAGAGGTACCATCTCGGCTTCAATGGGACACAAATAACCATCGTTTATGGCGTGCGCCATGTCGTACTCGTAAGCGATGGAGTCGTATACCTCGCCTAAGTCTTTTCTGTCGGCTCTGTCGGCGGTTGCGGTAACGCCTAGAACGTTAGCGTTATTAAAGTGGTCGAGGATGCGGGTGTAGCCTTCCGCCAGCGTGTGGTGAGCTTCATCGACCACGATACAGTCGAAGGCGTCCGGTCTAAACTGAGAAAGCCGGCTCTCGCGCATAAGCGTTTGAACCGAGCCGACCGTGACCGACGTCCACGAGTTGAGACTAGTATTCTCCGCCTTCTCCAATGCACATTTCAGATTGGCGGTTTGCTCAATCTTCGTCGCGGCTTGCTCTAGAAGCTCACCACGATGCGCCAGGATAAGGGAACGCCCGCCGCGTGATGCCACACGACGGACGACCTCGGCGAAGCATATGGTCTTACCCGTTCCGGTTGCTTGAACCAAAAGGGTTCGTTTTCGACCTTGCTCCCACTCTCTGAACACTGACTCAACCGCCTCGACCTGATAAGGTCTCAGCTCCATAATTACAACCCCTGATATTGGCTAGGCTGTGGTGCTGCCTGTTGAGGTTGTACAACACTCTGGGCAGGAATAGTTGCCTGCTGTGGCTGTGGTTGTGGCTGAGCATAATAGTTGGGCAACGGTACAGCCTGTGGCATTGGAGCTGGCGCGGGTACGGTTGCTGGATCTGGAACAATGAAGTCGTCCACTTCGTTGTAATCCTTGCCGTTATAGACGCGCGTCTTGATTCTGCACTTTCCGCTCTTGCCGATGATATTGTTCCAATCAACATGGAACTTCTGGCCTGTAGTGCTTCCCGCTGGCATATCACCGATTGACTTAGCAAACTTAGAAAGCTTGAAAGCTACCGAACTGGACAGAAACAAGTTGGTAAACACCGTGGTCTCCTGGATACCATTGGAACACCTAAGCGTCAGCTTGGCCATGGAGCAAGCGTCCATCTTCTCGCTACCGTCGAAGTGTCCGCGCTCAAAGCCTGTGACGGTGAAGTCGTAGATGCCAGGCGTGAGCAGAATAAACTCTGGCTCTCCTGGGTCGATGATCTCGTCGTCCCAGCCGATTGCGTAACCTTTTGTACTAGCCATTTTTATCTCCTTTTTCTAGCTAATAAATACCGATTTAATTGAATGGAACAGGCGCGCTCTTTGCCGCTTCAACGGCTCGCGCAGGCAGGATGTACTTGTTCATGACGGTGTCCCAACCACTCACAAGATAATCCGCAAATCCCTCTGGGTAGTCCGCAGGCGCGCATTCCGCAGGGAAGTTGCCCGTCTTGCCAACCGCTTCTCGAAGCTCTGCGTCTGTGACCTTATTAGCCACCATCAGATCTACAAGCTTCTTCATGCGCTCCGGGTAATCTGGCGCGCTGTATTCGTCTGTGGCTGTTGTGGTGGCAGTTGTGGGTGTTGTGGTCGGCTCAGCCTGTACAGGCGCGGCTGGCGCGGTCTGTGGCGCTGCCATGGCCACCGGAGCGGCTGGCGCTGTCGCCGTCTGTTCTGCCACCATGTCCGGGATAACCTCGCCCAACTGTACAGGCATCTCGCCCAGCTTCAGTGGAAGCTCGTCAGGTAGTCCGAAGCGGTTCTTTGCGTCCCATGTGGGGGCGTGGGTGGTACGGATAACACGCGCTCCGCCTGTGGCCTTAGCCTTGCCAGCCTTGTTTGTTTCGACGTAGGTCTTATAGTCGCAGAAGAGCACCATGTCCGCCCACTCTTTTACCATGGGCGAGACTTGCTTTGTAAGCTTCAACTCAAAGCGATCATAGGCTCCTGACTCGTCAGGACGCTCAAACTTTCGCATGGTTGAGTGTCCCAGGACTACAACGTTGATGCCTGAAGCGGCGGTGTCTGTGAGGTAGTCGAGTAAGCGGCCAAACTCCTCTTGGAGGATGGTATAACCTTTGCCGTAACCCCATTCTTCGATACTCTTCTTACCATCGCGCGCCATGATGTACTCCGCGCACATACGCTCGGCTGCGTCCATGGTGTCGATAACTACCGTAGAGCATGGAACCTCGCGGTTCTTGATGGCCGTCAGTTCCGCGCGAAGCATCGACCAACTTGAAGGCGTCTCAAGTCGCACGACTGGCAGCTGGTTTGTGCCACCCTCCAAGTCGATGAAGATTGGATTTGGCCACATGGCTGCGAGGGTGGACTTACCGATGCCCTCGGGTCCATAAATCAGCGTTTTGATGGCGGTGCGCTGTACGCCGCTAATAACATTAAACTGTGCCATTAGAGTCCCTTCCACTGTTGAGTTGTAGGCTGTGCCTGTGTGGTTGGCTGAGCCGCGTCGCCGTCCCAATCAAGCGCGTGGGACTTCTCCGGAGCTGGCTCTGCGAGGTCTTGTCCCTCAATACGACCGTCCACAATTACAACGGTGCAGGAGTCGTCTGTGGCCACGCGGGTGCCGATGATTTGCAGCCCCTCGCCTTTCGCCCACTCGCCGAACTTTGCGAGCTCGTCGGTGTCGAACTGCTCAAGCTTATCGACCAGAACAAAGCCGCACTCTGGCTTAGTGGCGCGAACGATTGCGGTGGCTACGACCAACTGTTCAGCTCCACTCATGTCGCCCCATGTATGATCCTTGTAGGTGAGCGCGCCTTCGTCGTCAATAGATAGCTCTGGCAGTGGTAGTGGTGCGCCGTCAAGAAGTCCGCGACGCTTTGCGCGCAAATCTTCAAGCTTCTGCGTAAGACCGTCGTATTCTTGCTCTACGTGAAGCGCTTCCGCGTCTGCTTCCGCCTTCGCTTGGTTGTCGCGCACCTTGTTATTAATCGTCTCGATGTTTGCGATGGACGCTTCGATTTCTTCCGTGCTTTCAAGAACCAACTCGGCGGTGCTCTGTGCTAGAACCTTCGCCTTTTCTTCAGCTTCCTCAGCTTCTTTCGTGCGTCTGGCTAACTCGGCGCGTGCTTCTGTGAGTTGCTGCTCTAGATCTGCAACGCGTGAAGTTGCTGCGTATGCAGTAGAACGCGCAAACTCTGCCTTCTTGGCAGTGTCTTCCGCGTCTTGCTTGGCCTTCAACTTCTCGCCGTTGCGTGCCAGGATTGCTTGCTGCTCCTGGATAAGCTTGGCAGCGCTCACAGGCTCTGCGGGTGCATCCTCATGGTGTGGAAGCTTCTCTGCGTGTGCGCGCTTTGCCTTGGCGTCTCGACCTACCAGTTGGCGGTCTTGGAAGGTTGCGCGAATTGAACCGTCAATCTTCGCGAGCTCTGCGTCGATGCCAAGTGTCTGCAGAAGCGCGGTTGCTTTGTCGGCGTCTGTTCCGTTCATGAAGCGCGGAATATTGAGCGCCAGCTGGCTGATGAAGTCGTTCAGTAGTTGCTGGCCAGCTTTCTTGCCTGTCGTGTCGGTGACGTGTAGCGAGCCGTTCTTACCCTTACGCTCAACCACGATGCCGTTAGACAGCTCAACGCGTAGCCTTGCGGGTGTTGCTCCGCCTTTACGGTTGGGGTCGGCAGGCTTCATCTTGTCGCCACCGAGCGCCCATGCAATGGCGTCGAGTACGCTCGTCTTGCCCTGGGCGTTTTTGCCACCAATGACCGTGAGCCCGTCCTGGGCGGGTTCAAGCTCGACGGCGTGAATACGCTTGACGTTTTCAAGTTCAAGCGATGCAATTTTTACACTCATGTACTACCTACTCTCAGGTTCTGTTTGGTTAATCCAATGGATCATGACTGCGGCAGATAAAACCGCCACTAAAAGCGCAGGCGCGAAGCCAAATTTCCACATCAGCCACAAGATAATGAGCGGCGTAACACCGCACAGGCTCATGGCTGCAAACAGCTGTGGAATGAATCTCTTTGCCTTACCTGCTAAAATAGAGAGGTCAAACGCTCTTGGCTGTTTGTTTGACCCGCTCCTGCGACTCTGCAAAGTCGTGGGAGCACTTTTTATTGCCTTCAACTCTTAAACCTCCATTTCACGCATCCATTTAAGAAGTTCAGCCTTCTTGATGCGACGACCGCGAACGTAACCATGTGGCAGAAGGCTTTTAAGCTCTCCGCGCTTGATGGCCGTACGAATTACCACACGCGAAAACCCTGAAATCGTTGAAGCTTCAGCCACTGAAACCGTTAATCTCTCAGGCGTCTCTGTTGTTGGTGTCATGTAACCTCCTATTCCTTTTCGTTTGTCGGTTTGATAGGTCTACTAGATGGCGGGCGTCACCGGCTCCCCCGTCTCACGTCACATCTAGCTATTCAGCTTTCAAGGTTCAACAATCAAGTAGTGCGATGGTGCTTAGTGCTTTACTGGCTGCTCGTCGATGATGTCGGTAATTGAGCAACCGATTGCAGAGCAAATGGCGAGCAAGGTCGAGAGTGCGGCGTTAGGGTTATCACCACGCTCCAAGCGGAAGATGGTGTCCTGTGTTACACCGCTCTCGTATGAGATCTGACGCACCGTCTTACCGCATGCTTTTCTCAGCTCGCGCAGCTTCTGTCCGTTCATGTTTTCACCTCCTTGGATACACGGTAACCTTGTAGCATCTGTATATAAAAACTTATATACACGCTAACCGTGTACTATTTATAATAGGTAACCGTGTACTTGTCAAGTATATTTTTATATAAAATAATTAGTAAGCGAGTATTTTTCAGAAGGGGCAGGTTAAGATATGCTTTACGAGTTAAAAAATCTCCGCAAAGCGAGTGGTTTTACTCAAGCAAGCATGGCCGAAAAACTTGGAGTGCCGCTTGGAACATATAGAAACTGGGAGCAAGGAATATATGCTCCACAAGACATATCGCTCATTAAACAGATTGCCGACATCCTCCATGTGAGCATGGAAGCGCTGTTTGGATATGATGCCTTTGAGCCTGGAACACTTGATGAAGGATTAAGTGACGAAGAACAATTCGTCTATGTCCCTCTCTATGGTCGTATTGCAGCTGGCCAGCCACTATATATGGACGCAGTAGAAGACCACATTCTCGCACCACGTGAAATCCGTCGCCGTCATCCTAACGCGTTCTTCTTGACCGTCGATGGTGAGAGCATGAACAATGTCCTGCCAAACGGGTGCTACGCGTTAGTAGATCCGGAGAAGAAGTCTCCCGTCGTGGATGGAACAGCGTATGCGGTCTGCGTGAATGGCTACGATGCGACCATCAAGCGCATCAAGCAACTAGAAAACGGCGTGGAGTTAATTCCAGACTCTAAGGACCCTACCTTCCATGCTCAGGTCTACGATAAAACGGTGGAAGGCACGGAAAGTATTACCATCATCGGTGAAGTGGTGTGGTACTCCATACCATTTGATTTCAAGATTTAAGAGAAGGAGAAAGAAATGAAGTATCAGAAGTTTGTCATGGTTGGCGCTGGACTGGCGCTCTCGCTGGCTCTCACGGCTTGTGGCGGCGTACCACAACAAAACACGCAAAGCACCACACAACCACAGACTAAGCAAGAACAGCAAGCACCCGCCAAGAAAGACTTTGACGGCTCAAAGCAAGCAGAAGTCGGAGAAGGCTCTGTCATGCTCGCTACCGCAGCCGGTACTACAGAGAATGGTAATGTGCCAAAGCTGACAATCTCGAAAGATACTCAGATAATCCAGATTGAGGTCGATACAACAGACCTCGACCGTTCCGCTGTAACGCATATTTATGTGGATGGAAAAGAAGTCTATAAAGGCAATATGGGAGACTCTCAACAGTCTATTGACCTTTCAGGCGATGCGCTGAAAGCAGGAGACCATATTGTTGAGGTAGTCCAGTTTAAGGGCGACGATACATCCGGCGAAGTAGTTTTCTACCGCAAGGTTAGTTACCAGGTCGCGAATTAAGCAACAAAAAAGCTCCCTGCGTCCGCCAAGACCAACAGGGAGCAACTTCCACGAAATGAGCGATAGCGAGGAAGGTATATACATTATGCCACGAAAACCGATACGCAGTAACTGGGGCAGCGTCACTGAAATTGAAAAGAATAAGCGCTACCGCATTCGATATTGGTCAGAAACATCCCAAGGGTATCGCCGTGCGTCTGAGACGGTGCGCGGCACTAAGCGCCAAGCCTACGACAGACTGGCAGAGCTTCGACTCAACCACTCAGAAGACGCACCAGCGCCCACGCTTGGCCAAGTATGGGATATGTGGGTTATTCCACGCCTTGAAGAACGTCGCGTGTCTGGTGACCTCTCAGCGTCAACCATAGACGTATATAAGCGCACCTGGCGTCTCATGTTTATAGATCATAGACGCGACAAGAACCCCGTTAACACGGTTCGCCCCTTGGTTGTTCAGTCGTGGTTTGACGAGATGACTATCTCCCACGCGAGAAACGCGAAAGTTATTCTCAGGCTTATATACTCAGAGTGTGAGCTCCGCGATATTTGCTCCGCGGATATTGCCAGACGCCCCTACCATATGCCGAAGAATGGCCAAAAACGCGAGAACGGTATCTGGACGCTTGACGAACTACACAAGCTTTATGGATCTATCCGTGGCACGTACTTAGAGGCTTGGTTTATCGCGGCGGCGTTTGGTGGCGCGCGCGTTGGTGAAACGTTGGCCATTAGAAACGATGAAATTGAGCTGGTCGAGTTCGAGGGTGTTCCCGTGGCCATCATTCCAATTACTAGGCAGATGACGCAAAAATACGGCCTCTCTAGCCGCCTAAAGACCACGCAAAGCGTTCACGCGTCTGTTGTTCCAGGACCTCTCGGAGCACGTCTGTATGAGCTTACACAGGCGTCTGATGATGAATGGATATTGCAAGGGCCAGACGACGCGCCAATGACCCAGAAGCGTTTGTTTGATGTATGGCAATCGTTAGTAAAACAAGTGGACGACGTTCCCTATCGTCCAGCGAGCCGTCTGCGTAATTCCTGGCAAACGTTCACCAACTGGGAGTTGGGTGTTGAGCGCGAGAAAATCGAGCGCATGATGGGTCATAAAGGCACGAGCGTCACAGAGGTTCACTACGATAAACCAGAAGCGGAAATGCTCGCGAAGGCTATCGCTCACGCATACAAAGCGCATCCATATGCAGATAATTGGGACGAATTGGGACGAAAATAATATCTATATAGCTGTTTACCTGCGGAAATAATAAATATGAATAGACGCAGTTATTTTACCCCGTCTCAAACATAAAAGCTTGGCGAGAAGCCCGCTCAGCACAAATGCTCTTTACGTGCCCGTTTGCCACACCGTGACTGAGTGGTAAACC